AAAAGTCTTTTGTATGTCCGAATAGAAGTCTTTGTAAAACTTCTGAACATCTTTTAAATATGTTTCGTAGTTTTGTTTTAGTTCTTCGTATGTCGGTAGTTTAAATGTAAACATTTTATTCTCCTATTTATTTCTAGGATATATATGTTGCGTTGCAACAAAAATCAAGACTACTTGATGTTTAAATGTATTTTAATTGATTCTATAATGTACTTAGCTATCTCCCACTTCCATTCTGCATATAAGCCAAGTATTAATCCTAGTATAAAATAAATCATTTAACCTTATTAAAGTATTCTATACATTCTGCAATAGTTTGTTGTCTAATATATTCATCTCTTATTTGTTGTGATGTCGGTTGTGGCAAAGGTGAATCCCATCTATCTATAATAAATTGTCCACCAGATGTAAGATCATAACTTGCATTTGGTGCTAAAGATTTCATTACTGTATTAATACCCCAAGAAAATCCATTTTCATTAGTATATGCTTTAATAGTTTCTTCTATTGATAGTTTAGGCATTATAAAATAAGTTCAGTTAAAGATTTATTATTACCAACTGTCCCTTTTATAAAAACATTAAAAGCCAAACTTATTCTTGTGTTCTCTCCTTGTTTGGTTTCTACCATGTGAGTTAATGAAGAAGGAAATAGAATTACATCTCCAGTCTTAACTGAGAACCACCAAGATTCTGAGTTCCATATATTCCAATCTTTTACATCTGGTTTAATTGTTTTATAAGTGTCATTAAAGAATTTAATCTTGTCAAATTTATCATCACAATTAATATAGAATACTCCTGATACTAACGAATTTGGGTGTTGATGTTTATGATGATATTGATTTTTTTCAGTATAGTTTAACCAAGATTGTGTAATGTAAGTTGTAATTTTATTAGCTGGTGAAATAACTTTATCAAAATAATCTTGTACTTTTAAATGTAGTTCTTTTTTAATATTAGTAAAAGGTTTTTCATTAAGAATATAATTATTGTTTGTTGTTATATTACCTTCATTTTTATAAAAATCTTTTTTATGTTTATCTACAAACTTTAATTCTAGAGGTGTTAATTTTCTATCTACTTTAGATATGTAAATAGGTGTTGGAAATATACTATTAATTGTTGCTTCCACTTTCCTTCCTTTCGTTTTAAACTATACTTCTACTATGTCCCAAGTCAATGTAGATTCGTTCCAAGTATAATCATTATTATCTTGTGGACAAGCAACTGGTGCGTTCCAAAGACAAGTATTTTCATTTAATATCCAAGAATTAAAAGGTTTAGGTGGAATGAAAGCATCTCTATCTTCATCATAAGTCATTCCTATTCCTGCATGATTTTTTCTTAAAGGTGTTCCATTGTTATTATGAACTCCACCATGAGTGTTGTAAGATGTTTGTTTCCAAACTGGATAACCAGTTAATTTTGTTAAGAAATCAATTCCATTAACTTCTTGTTCAACTCCATTTGAATCTTTTAGTACGTTATTATGTACTGATAAAACTTCTATTACTTTTGAATTTAATCCTATTTTTGCAAATGATGCCATTATGCTGTGTAACTCCCAGTTCCTGTAAATTTTAATATTGTATTTGCACCTGATGTTGTAACTGTTGGCGAACCTGTTGTAGTAGATGAATAACTAGCAGTTGGTACACTTAATATAACAACTCCTTTTCCTCCAGCACTTCCATTTGCATTACCAGAAGGTATTGCAGTAACGTATGTACCTCCTCCACCACCTCCTCCAAGATTAGTCGTTCCAGCAGTTGAATTTGAACCTGAATAAACAGAACCATTACCACCACCACCAGTTCCACCAGTACCACCTCCAGAATTTCCTCCACCTCCTCCACCTCCAGAATACGTAACAGATGAACCAGTAATTGAAGATGCTGTACCAGCACCACCAAGACCACCAATATTAGGTGCAGTTACATTTCCACCTACTGCACCAGAACCTCCACCTCCTGAACCTCCAAATAAAGTACCACTATTACCAACAGTTCCACCATTATTACCTTGACTTGGTGATGTACTAGGTGTGTTACCATTACCACCAAGATTAGTGCCTGAACCAGCTAAATTTTGATCTCCTGCACCCCCACCAGAACCACCATCACCACCAGTAGTTAAACTACCAGCACCTCCACCAGCAGAAGTAATAGTTGTTAAACCTGAACCTGAAATTGAAGATGAACTACCTTGTGTTGTTACAGCACCACCATCACCTACTGTTAATGTAATTACTGTTCCAACTGCTACTGATTGAGTTGATGTTCTAAACCCTCCTGCCCCACCACCACCCCTTCCATAACCTACGGAAGTTGTTGCTGTTCCACCACCACCTCCACCAGCTACTACTAAAAAATCTATTGAATAAGTATTTGGATCTAATGATTGTGAACCAAAATTTGTACCAGATGAAGCAACCCAACCTTGTGTAGAATCTACATAAGTTATAATTACAGCTTCTCTATTTGTTGTTAATTTTTTATTTCCTGTTCCACCTTCAATTTTATTTGAATTAGCACCTAATGTAATATTGTTTGTAGCAAAAGTTCCTGCGTAATCTACTATTTGAACATAAGAACCAACAGATGGTGAAGCAGGAAGTGTTACAGTAAATGCAGATGAAGTTGTATTGCAAGGATAACCTTCTCCAGCAACAGCAGTAAATCCACTTGTTTTAACTGACTGCCAAGATGTACCAGCAGAAATAGTTGTAAACGAAAGAACACCTGAACCATTAGTAATTAATGCCTGTCCATTTGTTCCATCAGCAGTAGGTAATGTAAAAGTCAAATCAGCAGATAAACTTGCTGGTGCTTTTAATGCTACATAGTTTGTTCCGTTAGCTGTTGTTTCACGAAAGCGAATTTCTTTTTGATTATCAATAATTAAGTTTACTGTTGATGTAGAAGCTGAATCTGAAAGTGTTAAAACTGTTCCAGTTGCAGTTGTTGATAGTCCAGTAATTGATACTGTTGAATCTAACCAATTTACTGTGTTAGCTGTATGGTCAATAGTTGCTAAAGATATATCGTCAGCACCATCATAATATTTTAAAGTTGGAGAAGTTGCAGTTGTTGTATCTAACCAAAGCTGACCAGCTACTGCACCTGTTGGTCTTGATGTTCCTGAATTTGTAGTTTGAATTGCTGATAGTGCGTTGTTAAGATCAGAACGAAAAGAACTGAATCCTTGATTTGCTATATTATAATCGTGTTGTGCCATATTCTATCTAATATCCTTTAGCTAAGTAATCAAAAGTTTTACTAACTCCTGAACTTGCACTATTTTTAAATGCAACATTAAAACCATTAACAGTTTTACTTGAAATTGTAAAGAAATCTCCTGTGTTCATACCTTGTGCTGTTATTCCTACTGCATAATTTGAAGAATAAAAAGGATAAGTAAAAGTTACTGCATAAGTTCCTGTTCCTGAAACAATATCATTACCACTAAATATTCTATCTTCCATATCTAATGTAACTGATAAAGCTGATACAACTGGAGTAGAAGATAAATCAGATGAAGTCATCATAACCCTAAATTTATAATATCTAGCTGTGTAATCACCAATTACAAAGTTTCTATAAGAACTGTAAGTTATATTATCATTAGATAAAGCTATTTCTAAATGTGCATTACAATTAGCTGGTGCATCTCCATCAAAGTTAGAAGCCCCATCATCAAAGTTTCCTGTTCTTGAATCAAATAAATCATCTATGTTATCAGCAGTCTGAGTTATAAAAGCAGTTACTCTTGTTGTATAAGTTGCACCAAGATCAATCGGATTTGCAAAATAATAATAACCTAATGGATATAAGTCATAAGCAGTCAAACCAGAATCAAAGAATGATGTACCTGAATCAAAGTTACCTATTGCTGAATCAAATAATTCTGAAGAATCTAATCTAATTGTATTGTCTAAAACAACAGTTCTGTAAGTTGTTCCTGCAAATGTAGGAGATTCAGTTTGTGTTGCAACTGCATTAAAGTTTCCAATATCATTTATGTTTGTAGCTATGATAGATTCGTTAGAAGAATAGTTACCATTTTTATCTACTGCTTTTATTAAATAGCTTCCTGTTCTAGCTGGGACAGTTATGCTGGTTGCAGGTCTAGCAACTTTTTCTACTAAAGAAATTGAATCTGCCCAATCAGCACCTGATGTTACTGGAGAATATCTAATTGTATAATGTGCTAAATCTAAATCACCTATTTGTGTCCAAGCTAAGTGAGCATCACTACCAACAATGTTACAAGAAAAATCCTGTACATCTTCTGGTGGTGCTGTTCCACCAATAATAGTTCTTGTTGCTGAAGTGTATGTAGAACCAACTCCTAAAGTATTAAATGCTTTTACTCTTACGTTATACGTTAAACCATCTATTACGTTTAATATTCTTTGGTTTAATCCTTTTCCTTGCCCAGCTATAATGTAATCAGTAGCTGTGCTTAATTTGTATTCAACTTGGTAGTAATCTACAAAACTATCTGGTGATGCACCGATTGTTACATCTAAAGCTGTAATAACAACTCCATCACTATAAAGAATTAATTGATCGCTTAAAGTAACTGATGCTGGTGCAGATACACTATTAGGATTTGGTAAAGTAGTATCAGCTATTGTTGGTGCTTGTGCTTTAGAACTCCAAGTATAGAAGTTGTCTTGATGTTCAATAAGTTTTAATGAAACTGTTGAATCTGTATTTATACTTAAACCATAAATTCTGAATAACTTAGAACTGAATCCACCAGTAGAATAAGTTAAATCAACT